TAACAATATATATTATATTATCTAAGAATTGTATATTAACTCCCGTTTTTTGTAAACTTTCATAAAATTTACAATCTCCGCCATATCCTTCTGCCCAATCTCCTTGTAAATTTAAATTATAAGGAATAATTCCACATGGCGTTCCAATATTACCAGTCCATAAAGAATTATCCCATAAACGTGGGATAGGTTCTCCACCATAATTTAATGTCATTCTAGAAATATATAATATAGATTTATCAATGCATAAATTTCTCAATTGTTCAAATGCATTTGGCAAATAAATATCATCATCATCTGCATGCATAACAAAATCTCTCTTTTCTAATAATGAAGAATATTTATTTCGAATAGCATGTCCCCAATAACCTAATGCGATAGGTTCAAAATATTGTTTGATTTCGCATTTAAATCGAGTTAAATTAAATTCAGGTATTTTATCATGTCCATCAAAAACAAGAGTTAAGCAATCTTGTTCTTGAAGTTGTGGTGATAAAGAATCTAACATTCTCTGTAGAGTTATTCTGCCTACAGTTGCAATTAATACTTGTAACGACACCATTTTATTTATAGTATAAAATCTTTTTTATTAGTTTTTTAGCGTTACTTTTTACCTAATTAAAATATCTAAAAAATTATTATTATATATTTAGGTCTCTAGTTGGAGTACGCTAGACCACCCATACCACTCATTACACGGAGCACGTTGTAGTTTAGAGCGTATACGCGTACTTGGGCAGTGTTGGAGCCGAGTACCGTGTTTAGAGATACCGTTAGTTGTAGAGTGGCTTTGTCAATACGAGAAAAGTTGCATGAGCCAGAAGGTTGGTGTTCTTCAGGACGTAGAGCGAAGGAGTATACGTTAATACCCGTAGACGGCGTACGGGTGTGGTGTTGGTAGGGTTGTACCGTACCGAAGTAAGAACCTTCACGTTCCGTGAAACGATCTTGGCCGTTGAGTTGTAGTTTGCATACTTCTACGGGGTTCTTGCCTTCGCAACGTACACCTGAAGCAAGAATTACTTTGGCGAGTAGGTAGTTCACGCCTGAATCAAACGCATCAGAAGCACCAGCACCGCCACTATTCGCTAGATCGGCAACTAGCGGAACAGTTACACCCACGCCTTGTAAATTGTTACTGCCTACTACGTTTACACCAAGACCGATAGAAGGACCAGTCGTAGTTGCACCAGCAGTTCCAGATGAAGGGTTGGCGCCAGCACGAGATAGTAGAGACATAATGATACCTTCCGTTGAGAAGTCATCAGAGTAGTTAAAGGGTTGTTGACCACCTACAGCACCTAGCCATGAAGGGAAAGAGCAGTCAACGAAGGAATCGCGTTGTACTACCCATAGGAGTTCCTTTACAGGGTGGTTAAAGTTGAGCTGTATTTTGTTGGATGAAGACGTAATAGATTCCGCCCCCGTGTATTGTACTTGTTCAATTAGGTATTCGTGAGATTGTTGGGCAAAACGACGACGTTCTTCCGTGTCTAGGTATACGTAATCTACATATACGGACGCAGCCGCTAGAGATTGGGCCGTAGGGCGTTGAGGAGTACCGTCATCTCTTTGGGCATATACGCAATTTTCCCAGGTTTCGAAGTCCACGTTTAGGCGTACTTCGTGGTATTGTAGAGCAATTAGAGGAATCGCTAGACCAGGGTTACGGCAGAACCAGAATTGGAGAGGTACATATAGCGTCTTGGCAGGCGTGCCAGAGCGAGATACGCAAGATTGGGTTACTTCAGATGAAGAGCAAGTCGCATCAAGAGCAACTCCGGCAGACGTTTTGAGTAGAGTTAGATCGTGGGTGTTACCTACTAGAGAATCTAGGGCAGGTACTTGGCCAAGTTCCGTAGATAGCTGGGTCCAGATTTGCATCCAATCACCATATTGACGATCAATACGTTGACCACCAATTTCAAGTTCTACTTGTTTGAGTAGACGGTGACCTACATAGTTTAGCCAACGGAATCCAGTTACGCTGGCACCAAGTTGAGTAGCGGTCGATACGTCAATGGCAGGTAGTACTACTTGTACATACGTGCGGAACATTAGATCCGCATTACGATTGATTACGGCAGTTACACGTTTATTGAAGTCAGCTTGGCCGTTGAAAGTTACTTCAATAGATTCCATCGCAAAGTTCGTATGGCGTTTGTATAGGATTTTCCAGAAGGTAATTTGAGGATTGCCCGTTAAGTATACGTCTTGAGCACCATACGCAACAATTTGATGTAAACCACCACCCATTTTTGTTTATAATTAACAGAGAGAAAAAAATATATGCAAAAAATAAATGTTCTGGTATTTTCCGACGACGAATACTTTATTAAATACTTTTCTAAGATCCATACTTTTCTTTGTCATATTGGTATTTG